CCACCACGTATGCTCCGTCGAGTTGGTCGGGTGGGGTTGGAGGGAGCTGCATGCCTGGACCAAAGAAACTGCCAGCAGAAATAAAAGAGAAACGCGGAACACTGCGAGCAGACAGAACGCCAGTAGTACAACTAACTAATCATCTACCACGCGTGAGCGAGGCAGATATACCAGACGATCTCGGTCCACTAGCACGCGAGGCATGGTTGCGGATCGTAGAACGAGCAGGTGATTGGATCGCTATCAGCGATCGCGACGCGCTGCGACTATTGTGTAAGGCTATCGAGTTCCATCAAGAGCTGGAGATGCGTATCGTACAAGATGGTCCAATCATGTATGCTAAGAATGGATATGCGTACGCTAATCCAGCTGTAGGAATGCGCGCAACGCAGGAGGACAATATCCGCAAATGGATGGCGACATTGGGTCTAACGGCAGCCGACCGCGCAAGCCTCGGCGTAAGAATGGTAGAAACGCAGACGGCGATCGAGCGATTCGCAGCACGACATCGAGAGAAGGCTGGGAACCGCGCTGGCTGACGCCAGTAAACGATGAAGATCTAGCGCGCTCGCTAGGGGATAACATCGCCGACTTCGCTGAGGAACTTGTACCAATCGCCAAAGACAGCATCGCGGGTCGCAGTGGCGACCCGCTCCTACTGCGCCATTGGCAGCGCGAACTACTTCGACATATCTTCGCGGTTAAAGAAAACAACACATTCGTACATCGCTTCTTTCTCGTAGGAATCGCACGTAAGAACGGCAAGACAGCGCTAGCGTCTACGCTTCCGTTGTACTTCGGATTGTTCGGCGATTCTGGCGGTGAAATCTATAGCGCAGCTGGCGACCGTGATCAGGCTAAACTAGTCATGAGCCACGCGAAGCGCGCTATCGATCTTTCACCAGAACTCGCAAAACAGACTCGCGTATACCGCGACGCTATCGAGTTCCATCGTACTGGTACCTTGTATCGTGCATTGTCCAGTGAGGCATTCACGAAGGAAGGTCTAAGCGCTACGCTCGTCATCGCCGACGAGCTAGCCGCTTGGCAATCGCGCGAGCTGTTTGACGTGCTATCCTTGTCGATGGGTGCGCGGCGCTCGCCAATGATGATCGCGATTACTACCGCAGGTCCACGCGTCGACATGACGGGAACTGACAGCATCGCGTATACCTTGTACCAACTAGCGCGCCGACGCATCGCAGGAGAACATGAAGACCCGACACTGGGTATGGCATGGTGGGAAGCGGACGAGGACGCGTACGACAATCCGGATCTCTGGTCGCATGCGAATCCAGGACTGCTCAGCGATCCTGCGATTCTCGACATCGCCGACCTGCTTAGCGCTAAACAGCGCACTCCGGAGGCAGAGTTTAAGACGAAGCGCCTGAACATGTGGACTGCTTCGGCTGCCGCATTCCTGCCAGCTGGCACTTGGGATGCTTGCGCTGATCCGACACTGGATCTCGGCGCTGAAGACGATATCGTGGTAGCGTTCGACGGATCGTTCAGCAACGACAGCACTGCTATCGTTGGCTGCCGCATCGCCGATGGCGCTATCTTCGTGCTAGGACATTGGGAGCGCCCACTAGATGATCTCTCTTGGCGTGTGCCAATCGGAGAAGTCGAAGCGCGCATGGAGGAAATCTTCCGGAACTACCGCGTACGCGAAATCGTATGCGATCCGTTCAGGTGGCAGCGCTCCATGGAAGAATGGGAATCTGCTGGTCTGCCTATCGTGGAGTTTCCGCAGAGCCCTGCTCGCATGGTTCCAGCAACAGCTGCGCTCTATGATGCAGTTGTTAATAAGCGACTAAAGCACAACGGCGATTCGCGCCTCGCGCGACACGTCGACAATGCTACGCCATATACTTCGCGTCACGGAACACAGATCCGCAAAGGGCGCGAGCAAAACAAGAAGATCGACCTTATTGTAGCAGCCATCATGGCATATAGCCGCGCTGGCAGTCTGCTTACCGAAGTGCCTGAAAAGACACCGAATGTGGAGTTTATCAGCCTATGAGCAATCTGCTTGAAATCATCGGCGCTATTTGCGTGCTAGTAGGACTGTGGGCTATTGACCCAATGAGTATGCTAGTTGTGTTCGGCGCGCTCATGATCACTATTGGATACAGACGAGGAGATAGCAAGTGAGCATTCTACGCCGAATCATCGGAGGACAGGAGCAGCGCTCGCTGAGCCTACAGAATCTTACGCCACTGGCATTCGATAAGGTTCCATTCATGGGGCTGCGCGAAATCGACAGTAAGGCAGCACTCGGACTAAGCGCAGCATACGCAAGCGTGCGGCTGCTCGCTGACGTAGTTTCTTCTTTCCCTGTTGACGCGTATCGCCGCGAGAATGGCATTCGCCGACCATTCCGAACGAATGGGCAGAAGCCATCATGGATGCTCACGCCGATTCCGGATGAGCCAACATATACTATCAACCAGCTCATCAGCGAAACTGTGGTGTCGCTCTTCATTGACGGCAACGCATTCCTCTATGCGCCACGAGATGAGCAGGGTCGCGTGCTTGAAGTGCGCGTGCTGGATCCGCGACGCGTAGATATCTTCCGCGAAGATCGCGTTGTAAAGTACAAGGTATACCAAGATGAGCGATCGAATCCGATTGTCTACGGTCAGGAAACAATCCTGCATATTCCACTTATTGCGCTTCCTGGTGAAATGCGTGGAATCAATCCGATCTCGCAGCTCCGCAATACGCTATCGCTCGGATTGACACTTGAAGACTACGCGACGCACTTCTTCCGAACAGGTTCAACGCCGACAGGCATCATCGAGGTGCCAAATGAACTGACCAAAGAACAAGCGGAAGCACTGAAGGCAGGCTGGGCACGCCATCACTCTGGATCTAACATCCACACTCCAGGAGTGCTGACTGGCGGTGCCACATTTAAGGCGCTAGCCTTCCGACCAGAGGACGCGCAGCTGCTTGCTTCGCGTCAGTTCACGGTAGAGGAAGTAGCGCGCATCTTCCGCGTGCCAACAAATCTGATTCAGAGTACGGTAGCTGGCGCTGTTTCATACGCCAGCGTGGAACAGCAGAACCTCGCGTTCGTGCAGTATACGCTTCGTCCTCTAGTTGAGATGATCGAGCGACCGCTGAGCACCCTGATTCTGGTTCCGGACGCATTCGTCAAGTTCACCATGGATTCACTGCTTCGCGGAACTACTAAGGATCGATTCGAAACATATCGCATCGGACTGCAGGAAGGATGGCTGTCCGTCAATGACATCCGGAGATTCGAGGATCTGCAGCCTATCGATTCTGGCGATTCTTATCGCATGCCGCTGAACGAAGCAGACGCAGGTATTGCGTCGCTACGCCAGCGAGCTGACATTGCAGCCATGCTAACGCAGGCTGGATATGAGCCAGATCAGGCAGCCAATCTCGTGGATATCAATATCTCGCATACTGGCGACACGCCAAGCGCGACTGCATGAGGGAGCCAAAATGAGCATTGTAGCAGGACAAGTTACGCTGGGCACAGCCGCTACTCTAATCTATGAAGCGACGAACTCAGACAAATGCGAAATCACATTCGAAACTAAAACTAAGGACGTGATTATCGGTGAATCTGATGTGACCCTGCTGAACGGATTCAAACTGCAAGCAGGAAACATGATCACGCTTAAGGTTGGTCGCAATGACGCAATCTACGGAATCACGGACAGCTCAGAACACACTATCTCGTATTGGGTTTACGTACCTAACTGATGCCTTACTATATCACTGACCTAGGCTGCCACAGCAGCAAGCAGGACGCGATTGACCAAATGGTCGCGCTCTCAGTCGCAGAGGAAATCGAGCCAGGAGGCGAGCGCGCACTGCCAGATAACTATCGCCCAGCACTCGCGGATGACGTTCCCGAGGGTCGCGCTTGCGGCAACTGCAGATTCTATAATGAAGAAAATGTGCAGGGTGACAAAGCGTGGTGCGAACGATGGGATGATTATGTCAGCGGAGCGTACTACTGCAATGCTTGGCAGCCAGCTGGCGAGCAAACACCAGAGGACACAGCGCAAAAAGAAGATGACGAAGATCAGGAAGATTATTCCGCAGCGCAGAAGCGCGCTCCGATCAATCCGGATGGATATGAAACGAACGATGCAATGAAATCCGAAGCGCAGCGCGGTCTTGATTGGCGCAGCGAGTTCGGTCGTGGCGGAACTGAAATCGGAATCGCACGCGCACGCGATATTGTTAACGGACGCAGATTGCCGTTCGATACAGTTCAGCGTATGGTGAGTTTCTTCGCACGCCACGAAGTGGACAAGCAGGCTGAAGGATTCAGTCCAGGAGAGGACGGATATCCTAGCAACGGCAGGATCGCTTGGGCTCTCTGGGGTGGCGATGCTGGCAAACGATGGGCTGAAAACATCTCAGATAATGCTGAACGCAAGGAGAACAAGAATATGGCTATCGAGTATCGGCAGTTCCACACCGAGATTCGGCAGGAAGGCGACGGACATACCTTCGAAGGATATGCCGCTATCTTCAATGCCGAGTCCGAAGGTCTATCATTCCGTGAAGTAATCCGTCCTGGAGCATTCAGCAAGTCTGTTGCTGCTGCAGGCAGGGGAGAATGGGAAGTGAAGGCGCTTCAGGATCACGATCCTAAGTACTTCCTTGGATCAACCAAGACAGGCACACTCTCACTTCAGGAAGATGATCGCGGACTTAAGGTTCGCGTATCCCTGAATCCGGAGGTGACGTTCGCATCCGACCTCGCTGCTATGCTGCGACGCGACGGAGCTGCGATGGGTATGTCGTTCGGTTTCAGCGTTCCGTCCAAGGGTGACGGATACAACGACGAGGGAGTGCGAGAGCTGAAGAATGTGCGATTGCACGAAGTGAGCCTGCTTACTGGACATGAGCCAGCCTATCCTGCTACGGTAGGACTAGGCGCTGTTCGTGCGCTCTCACAGCGCACCGAGATCGATGCGCAGAAACTTATGCGCGCATTCGACACGCTGCTTGCTGGGGCTCCGGATGCCGAAGCAGCAGAAACACTAGATCTCGCGATCCGAAAGGTCGCGCCAGATCTACGTGAAACTGATGATGTTGACAGCCCTGAAGTGGTTGTCGAAATCACGCAGGAAACAGGATCGGACGAGGCGATTCGTGCGGTTCCGTTCTCTGTGCGAGAACGCCAACTAGCGCTTGCTAAGTTGGAAATGAAGCAACCGAATCGCTAGGGCGCAGCACGAGGGCATTCGCACCACTGCTGGACGTACCACCGAATAGGTTCAAATAGTATAAACAAGGAGATAGAAATGTCTGAAGTAACTCAGGCGCTCTATGGTCAGTACCGCAACGATTGGGAAGAGGCTAAGTCCCTTCTCGCTCGAGCGGCTGATGAGAAGCGCGAGTTGACCGCAGAGGAGGAGCAGCGCTGGGATGCGTTGAATGCCTCTATGTCGTCAAAGAAAACCAAGATCGATCAGGTCGCAGAGGCTGAGGATCGCTCCGAGAAGATCGGCGCACTCGCTGAACGCGCACTCAAGGTCGAGAAGTCCGTCAAGGCAGACAACGACGCAGACGTACTCCGAGCAATCGCCACTGGCGAGAAGCGCTCGGCTAAGTTCGAAATGCGCGCTCTGGCTAGCGGAACCGCGACTGTTCCTGTCACCTTCGCAGACTTCGTTGTCGTTGCGCTTACGCAGGGCAACCCAGTCTATGAAGGCGCTACCAAGATTCGTACGACCACTGGCGAGAACATCACTGTTCCACGCGTGACCGCGAATCAGGCTACTGCTTTCGTTTCGGAAGGTTCTGGCATTACGCCAACTGATCCGACGATCAGCAGCATCACGCTGTATGCAAACAAGATTGCCTCGATGACCCTTCTCAGCAATGAGCTGGTTCGCGATGCAGGCTTCGATATCACGCGAGTAGTCGGTGAGGCTGCGGGTCGCAGCATTGCCTTCCTTGCTGGTTCGGCATGCACCCTCGGTACTGGCACAACCCAGCCGACGGGATTCATCACCGCAGCAACCAACGCACAGTTGTCGACCGCTACGAAGGCTGGTACGGTTACGTCCACCTTCTTTGATAGCCTTGACCTCGTGACGCTGCTCTACGCTCTCGGTCCGGATTACCGAAACGCGAATACGCAGTGGCAGCTCTCGAGCTCCGCGCTCTCAAAGGTTCGCAAGATGCAGGATACGAGCGGCATGCCAGTCTGGGTTCCTGGACTTGCAGCTGGTCAGCCTGATACGCTGCTTGGCTACCGCGTAGTCGAGAATGTTCACATGGCTGCCGTCGCTTCTGCGTCGAAGTCCGTTGCGATCATTCACGCTCCGTCCTATTACATCCGCGAGCTGCCAATTGAAGTCGCGTCCTCAAGCGAGTACGCCTTCAACGCTGCGCAGATTGCCATCCGAACGCTATACGCGGTCGATGGAAACCTGCCAGACCTGACGGCTCAGCGCGTGTTGGTTTCTGCCAACACCTGATCCTAGCGAACTAGGGTAGAGTTGCTCCCTGCTGCTAGACTTCGGTCTGGCGGCAGGGGCACTCGCGTTCAGATATCTCTAACGCTAGTCCAGTGCGTCTGGATATGGGCTCTTTCGAGCTCGAAATAGTGCTTGCTTTATAAGCAGGTTCGAGGCATGCTGACCGACTCTTCGGTCAAGGGAGGCAAATATGCGTATTGGTTGGACTTCGAATGCTCCATGGTCGCCTACGGGATACGGGATGCAGACAAACGAGATTGTTCCGAGGCTGGCAGCCGATGGACACAAGGTTGCCATCATGGCTAATTACGGGCTGGCTGGAACCACGCTCGAGTGGAATGGCGTTCCCGTTATGCAGCAAGGGATGGATGCATACAGCAATGACTTGACGCCAGCGCAGATGGGCTGGTGGATGGCGCAGGAGCCGCAGGTTCCTGGACTTGGCATCACGCTCTACGATGTGTGGGTATACAAGTCTCCGCAATGGGATGACCTGCCTATTGCTTCATGGACTCCGATTGACCATAGCGTCGTGCCAGCCGAAGTGAAGGCGTGGTTCGACAGGCGAGGCAAGGGCAAGTGGGCGATCGCGATGAGCCGATTCGGCGAGCATGAGCTGCTTCAGGCTGGTATCTCGCGGGAGAACCTGTTCTACGCTCCACATTCTTTCAATGAAAACATCTTCAAGCCAACGGAAAGCGAAATCCGCAAGGATCTGAATATCCCAGAGGATGCGCATCTCACGATGATCAACTCTGCGAATAAGGGCATCACGCCGATTCGCAAGTGTTTCCCTGAAATGCTGCTCGCGTGGTCAACCTTCGCGAAGTCCAAGCCGAACGCATATCTCTATCTGCACACCGACCTCTTCGGTCTGGCTAATGGCGTGAAACTGGAGCGGCTGCTGCAGGCAGTCGATGCACCAATGGATCGCGTTCGTGTCGTGCCGCAGTTCGAGTTCCGACAGGGGCTATCGGCTGATGTATTGGCTCGGCTCTATACAGCTGCAGACGTACTACTCATGACCTCGCGTGGCGAGGGATTCGGCGTGCCAGCTATCGAAGCACAGGCATGCGGCACTCCCGTGATCGTCACAAACTGGACTGCCCAGCCTGAGCTGGTCGGATCCGGATGGAAGGTCGATGGGCAGCCAGAATGGGACGAAATGCAGACTGGCTGGTGGATGGTTCCGGAGGTTAAGCGCATCGTCGCAGCCCTCGAGGAATCATACGAAATGAAATCAACAGAACAGGCTAAGTCGGCATCGGAGGCTGCGGTGACGTTCGCCGCTGGCTACACCACTACGAAAGTATACGCAGAACACTGGCAGCCTATCCTGAAAGAGCTCGAGCAGCGCATCACTAGCGGAGCCGCTAACGCGCTAAACCGAGAGCAGCGCAGGGCAGCCAAGCACAAGAAATAAGGAGCTGCGATGGCGATTACCAACGGATACACGACTGGTTCAGCGGTGAAGGCTGCGCTTGGTATCATCGATTCTGATTCTGATACGCAACTCGATCTCGTGATCGAGTCTGTATCTAGGCTCATCGATGACTACACAGGACGCTTCTTCTATAGCGCTGGTACCACGACTGCGTATTACGAGGCTGACCAGTACCTCACGCTGCCGATCGACGATTTCGTGAGCGTGTCATCGCTGACGACAGACGATGACGCAAACGGCACGTATGAAACTACTTGGGGAACCGCAGACTATTCGCTCATGCCGTATAACGCTGCCACTACAGGTCGACCATTCAACATGATTCAGGCTACGACATGGGGAGCGCGCACCTTCCCGATCACCGTCACGAAAGGTGTGAAAGTAGTTGGCGTGCGCGGCTGGGCAAGCGTGCCTAAGCCAGTCGAGGTAGCAGCCATTATCCAGAGCGGCAGGATCTTTAACCGAAGGAATACTCCGTTCGGGATCGCGGGATCGCCTGAGGTTGGGCAAATGCGCTTACTCGCGCGATTGGATCCGGACGTCGAGCAAATGCTGCGCGCGTATCGCGTGCCTCCGCAGGCTGTTTAATGGATACATATGCAGTAGGTACAGCACTGGCGGCACGATTCTCCGCAATCACGCCACCAACAGGATACGATGCTATCAAGCAGTCTACGGTATTCATGCCAGATTCTATCTCGACCTTCCCTGCTGTCGTGGTGATGCCGCCAGATTCCACGCTGTCCTATATGATGAACAAGCAGATTGACGAGCTGTACACATTCACCGTACGCTTCATCATTCCGCGTTCGGCAGGTCTGGATCGTGGCATGAAGGCACTCTACACTTGGCGCGACCATCTCGTGAAAGCAGCGGTAGGCAACCAGAATCTCGACGTGAGTGGCGTGTATTCTTGTATGGTTGTCGGCGTGACGATGGGCGACGTAGCGTACGGAGGCGAGGAGGATCTGCTGGCTGTGGATCTCCGCACCGAAGTGCGTGCGCGATCCGTAGTTTCGGATATCGCACCCTGATGGCTGAGCGCGAGTTCATCCAGATTAATCTCACGCCAAGCACGCTCGTCGATAAGATGGAAAAGAATCTTGGCGACAAAGCGCTAAACACATTTCTAAGCAAACTCACTGGCAAGGTCGCGGCACAAACTCGCGATCGCATGCGTACTAACTATCGTGCTGCTGGAATCGGAATCCGACACCCAGCCGATGGTCTCTATGCTGCGATTCGACAGAAGCGCATCCGGAAGCAGTACAGTGAGATCGGTTATTTCATCGCTCCGCTGAACAAGACGCGCATGATTCGACGCGCATTCCGCAAGGATATCCGTCAGGTTCTGGCATGGGGAGCGCACCGACACCTCATCGAGTTTGGGCATAGGATTGTGACTCCGTCAGGCAGGGATACTGGCAAGCGAGCGAAGGCATTCCCATTCATTCGTCCAGCGTTCGATTGGGCGCAACGACAAATCGATGTACAGTTAGGTCCACAGCTGCAGAAGTTCATTGACGGACAGCCAGCCGTGACGCCAGAGAAATAGGAGACATATGCAAGACACAAAGAGCAATGAACGGCTAGTCAAGATTACGCCTGTTCCAGGAATGTTCATTCCAGGAATCGAGGCTACGATTGCCGAAGTAACACGTGACGAAGCAGACAGGCGCATCGCGACTGGCGCGTTCGTCGAAGTAGTTGATAAGCCAACAGCACCAGCTGCGGCGAAGCAAGCAGAAGATAAGGAGTAATAGATGGCTACTCGCGTACTTCAGAGGGTTCAGGGAGCATTGGAGTCAACTGCTGGCACATTCGCCACTGCTGCCCGCAAACTATACGGATCAGAAATCACGCACGAGCGAACGATTGCATCGATCCGTCCGGATTATCTCGACGGAACATACAACCAGAGCCGCGCAGTCTACGAGGGTATCGAGACAAACGCATTCTCGGTGACTGGTCCATTCGCATTCAATCAGGGTGTATTCTGGCTGAACGCTGCTGTCGGTAGCGCCACTGCCGTAGGCGCTTCGGCTCCGTACACTTGGACATTCAACGCTGCATCTACCGCTGACACGACCCGATCGTTCTCGCTCGAGTACGCTTGGGCAGATGGCGGTGCGGGCATTCCTGCTTCGTTCCGTATTGCAGGCAACAAGGTGAACGCGCTCACGATCAGCTGGGCTAAAGACGATGTAGTCACGTTCGAGGCTGGTATCGTATCATTCAAGGGAATGACGCAAGGCACTGCGCTCAGCGCAACTCCGAGCGATACGGTCGAACAGCATGCAGTTGGAGCAAACAGCATCGTCTATATTGATGGCGCTGCTGGCACTATCGGCACGACCGCTGACAGCAATGTCGCGATCGCTTCGCTTGCGATTACCAATGGCTTCGCAACCCGATACGGTCTTGACGGCACGCTGGTTGGCGCAGCACTGGATCGCTCCGCTAAGACGGAAGCAGTCCTCACGCTGACGCGACACTTCCAGAATGACAGCGAGCTCGACGCTTGGGAAGCGAAAGATCTGCGCAAGATCCGGATCGTCACAACTGGCGCTGCGCTCGGTGCGGGAAACTATGAAATGACTGTCGACTTCTACGGTGTGATTGACGAAATCACGCAGACAGATGTTGATGGCAATGTAGCTCAGGAAATCACGCTCCGTCCATATGTGGATGGAAGTACCGTGACTGTGCCGTTCTCAGTAGTTCTGAAGAACAATCAAAGCACTATCTCCTGATAGAGAATAGGAGGCATCATGAGACAGTTTGAAGTAAAGATTGGCGAGCTGGCGTTCACCATGCGTGCAATGTCGGCTCGCCAATTCATCCAGGTACAGCGCGGAGAGATTGATGAAGCAGGGCTTATCGAACTCTTGGCTAAATCTGCCGTCAAGCACCCATTCGGTGAAGGCGCAGATGCATTCCTAGACGGATGCGACGTAGATACTGCGCTCACGCTACTTAAGGGCTGGGCAGCGCAGCAGACGGAACTCGCCAACCCAAAAGCGAACGCCAGCAACTCGCCAGAGCTCTAGCAGCATCGACGCTCAACTCTGGTAAGCCACAGCGCGTACCGATGAACTACGCGCTCGAGGCGCTGGCGAGAAGGTGGCACATTCCACCATGGGAACTAGAAAATGCGTCCAGTCCGGAATGGATTATTCGCGGACTGTACTACCAGAAAGTGGAAGCAGAGGCACAGGCTTCCAGTGCTAAATCTGTAAGGAGTAAGAGTGGCTGATAATCGCGCCAGTATCGTCATTGAATCTAAGGCTGCAGTTGCTCCAGGATTCCGACAGGTCAAGCGCGAGTTTGACCTACTCAAGTCCGCAGGCAAGCAGGTCAACAATGTCTTCACGGGTATCGGGCAGGGCATCGGCCAGCGATTCGCTGGCGTTATGTTCGACGCTGTCCGCGGAGTCACTGATCTATTCACGCAGGCTGTTCCTAAGGCGCTAGCCTACGCGAAATCCATTGACGAGATTACTGACGCCTCCGGAGCTAGCGCTGAACAGGCATCCAAACTAGCTGGCACGCTTGACCTTCTCGGTATTCCGACCGAAGGTCTTGCCGCAACATTCCGCACACTATCCAGCGAAGTAGTCACGAACGAGAAGAAACTCGAAGCGCTCGGCATTCAGGTACGCGACCAGAATGGCAACCTTCTGGATACCGTAACGATTATCGACAATGCGCGCAGTAAGTTCGCGCAGCTGGGAGATGGCGCAGCTAAGACGGCACTGGCAGTAGACTTGTTCGGGCGATCCGCGCTCGGACTGATCGACTACTTGAACCTATCTGATGAGGCGGCTGCCGCAGCGGCAGACGAACTAGAGCGCATGGGTCTTATCCTCACGGATGACGCGGTGCGCAACGCAGAGGACGCGGAGCGCTCGTTCAATCTGCTAGGTATGACGATCAACGGATTGCAGATCGAGCTGGCGAACCAGCTGATCCCAACTATCATTGACGTTGTTACCGCGATCCGCACATGGGTGATGGAGAATCGCGAAGGTCTCATCAACGGACTGCAGGGTGTACTAGGCGCAATCGCTGGATTCATCTCCGGATTGATGGGCGCGACCAATGCCGCCAAAGACTTCCTCGGAACACTTCGCGGATTGACAGGTGGCGTCAACACGAATAAGGCTGGCATCCTGAACCAGATTCAGGCGCTGCAGAAGCAGCGAGCTGCGTATCTCGCTTCAGGCTCTGGCGCGAGTGGCGCTGGCGGTGCCAACAGCAAACTGACTGCGTCCATCAACAAGCAGATCGAGGCACTGCGCAAGCAAAAGACAGCGCTGATGGAAGTCGTGCGCGCACAGGCTGCTGCTGCAGCTGCAGCGTACACAGGCATCCTCGCGGGTCTCGACGCATCCGAACAGCAATACCAACTCGACCTTCAGCGCAAGCAGCTAGCTGATGACCTCGCCGCAACAGAGGCTGAGGCGGCAGATGCTCGCGTGCGATTCGCTCGTGAG